TACAAGCAAATTCTTGAATCGCTTGTGGGTGCGATGAATGCCGCATCGCCGTCGACCCAGTCTGGTGCGACTGAACGGTACCGCGAATTCATTTCGCGCAATTCTAAGGTCGTGTCTTACATGGTCAAGGAATTCGAAATGAAGAAGGCTGCCGACTCTTATGCTCGCGCCAAAGATGCTAAGACTGGCATCATCAACCCGAGCAAGGTACATTCTTACAAGTATTCTGAGGATATCTTTCGGCGGCTTACGGTTCTCCCGAACGGTAAGAACCACGGTATGGTAATGTTCATCGACTTCTCTGGCTCGATGCAAGGCCATATGAATGGTACGATTCAGCAGCTTCTTTCGCTGGTTGAATTCTGCCGAAAGACTGGCATCGCGCACAAGGTCTATGCATTCACCACTGGTGTCTGCAAGGAGTGGATGCGCGCAGGTAATAAGATTCATATCGGTAATGAAGAAAATACCATTCAAATTCATGGCAGCAATTTTCGTCTGCTTGAATTGTTTACCAGCAATATGTCGCGTAGAGAATATGCCGATATGGCCAAGCTGATGCATGAATACGGTCATACGGCTGGTGTTCGCCGCAGCAGCTGGGATCGTGACTATTCCTACACCGATATCTTTCATAATTTTTTCTCGCTTGGTTCGACGCCTCTGAATGATACCATCATTCTTTCGCACGCCATCATTCGTGATTTTCGAAAGGACAGCAAGCTTGATGTCGTTCATTCTATCTTTCTGACTGATGGTGAGTCTGATGGTATTAATGTGAATGGGCGAGGTAGTATGCATGGTGCCAGGATTCTCCGCGACAAGCGGACGATGAGGCAGTCCTACATCGATCAGCATCATGAGCAAACGGCATTCCTGCTTCGGAATCTTCGCGCCGAGCAGAATATTAACGTGGCTGTGTTTCGTCTAATTCATAGTGCATCCGATATCAATCAAATCACCAATCTTCGACCCGATGATCTTGTTCGCCTTCGTAAGGAGAAGCATCTTGTTCTTTCCGAGGTTCTTGGCGCGAAAGAATTCTTCGCCATCATGGGCGGCAAGCATTTGGACGTTGAGGACATGAACCTGGACGATATCGAGGGTAATGTGACTACCAATCGACTTGCCAAGGCTTTCATTAAGGCAAGCAACCGACGGACCATGAGCCGGTCCATGCTGGTTCGCTTCATCGATATGATTGCCGGCAAGGCGACCAAAGTTGCCATTGACTGATACCCAGTTACCTTATATAATGCACGCATACACAATGGAGAACGTGATGAACATCGACAATCGTAATCTGCTGCTGCAAACTGCTGCGACTCGCTTTGGCGAGCAAGCTGTTGTGGCTAAGAAGGTTCTAATCGAGCTGGCTAACGAGCTTGGTATTGCGAAGCCGCGCCACAGCTTTTTCTCGTCTCTTACTTCAATTGCCCATGGCAAGTATCAGCTCCCGTCCATCGCCCACGCAGCACAGGTTATTCCGATGACTCAACGTAAGGACAAGAAGTTCGACCCGAACGCAATGTCCGAACATGACTACGTGATGATCCCCGAGAAGGACAAGACCTACGTCCCGTTTGGCGACTTCAAGAGCGTTGAGAAGATTATTTCTAGCCGCACTTTCTTCCCGGTGTTTATCTCGGGTCTGTCTGGTAACGGCAAGACGTTCATGGTCGAGCAGGCTTGCGCGCGCCAGAAGCGTCAGATGATCCGCATTCAGATGTCGCGCGAGACTGATGAAGATGACCTGATTGGTGGCTTCCGTCTGATTGAGGGTGAGACTAAGTTCCTCAAGGGCCCCGTGCTTCGTGCCATGGAGATGGGTGCGATCATGCTGCTTGACGAGGCCGACCGCGCTGATCCAACCAAGGTGATGTGCCTCCAGGGTATTCTTGAGGGTAAGCCTTACTTTGTCAAGAAGACCGGCGAGGTCATCTACCCGGCCGAGGGTTTCAATATTCTTGTGACGGCCAACACGAAGGGTCGTGGTTCTGATGACGGTCGCTATGTCGCTGCCTCGATGCTTGACGATGCGCTCCTTGAGCGTTTCCCTGTGACCATCGAGCAAGAATATCCGAATACCAAGATTGAGACTAAGATCCTTCAGGCTCAGTTTGAAAATCGCACTGCTGAGCATGATGGGTTTATCGAACATCTTGTGGCCTGGGCTGACGTTATCCGTCGCACCTTTGCTGAGGGTGCTGCCGATGAGGTTATCTCCACGCGCCGTCTAACGCACATCATCAAGGCCTACAAGCTTTTTGAAGATCGCACCAAGGCTATCGAGATGTGCATTAACCGCTTTGACGAGGAGACCAAGAAGTCCTTCCTCGACCTGTATCGCAAGGTCGACCCGACCCTGCCCAAGACTCCGGAGCCGACTGCTCCAGAGGCTCCTGCCGAACCGATGGGTGATGAAATCCCGTTCTAATGGGGCATGTTATACAACACAACTAATATGAAAGGTTTATACTATGGCTAAGACTACCAAGACTGAACGACTGCTTAACTACCTGATGTCCGGTCGTGACATCACCGAGGGTCAAGCCCGCAGCCGCTTTGGTATCCAAAACCTAAGCGCCACGGCTTCTGACCTGCGGTTTAAGGGTTATGCGGTCTATGCTAACCGCAAGACGCTTGGTAATAACCACGAGGTGACAATGTATCGCCTCGGTGCGCCGCGACGCGAGGTTGTCGCTGCCGGCTATCGGGCCCTTGCTTCGGTCTAATAACTTTTGTGGCTACTTAGGGTCGGAGCTTCGGCTTCGGCCCTATTCTTATTTTTACACCCTACATATTTCTACACATTCGGTATGAAAGGGGTACCATGCCTATCGAAATTAATGTCTCCATCGAGGAGCTGAGAAAGAATAAGATTTTTGTTGCCACACCAATGTATGGTGGAATGGCAACGGGCACCTTTACAAAGGGTTGCACCGACCTGGCGCGCCTTGCCACAGAATATGGCATGGATATTGATTTTTTCTTTCTATTCAATGAAAGCTTGATTCCTCGCGCCCGGAATTATCTGGTTGATGACTTTCTGCGTAGTAAGTACACGCATTTCATGTTTATCGATGCTGATATTGGATTCAATCCAAGTGATGTGATTGCGCTCTCTGTAATCGCAAATCAGCCTGATAAGGACATTGTATGCGCCCCATATCCTAAGAAGTGTATCTCTTGGGAAAAGATCAAGCGCGCCGTAGATAAGGGATTCGCCGACCATAATCCGGCTTCGCTTGAAAACTATGTTGGCGATTACGTATTCAATCCGACTAGCCAGAATACTACCATTCGTCTTGACGAGCCGGTAGAGGTTATGGAAGGCGGAACGGGTTTCATGATGATTCCTCGTGCCACTTTTGTAAAGTATGCAGAAGCTTATCCTGAGCTGTCATATCGACCCGATCATATTCGGACCGAGCACTTTGATGGTAGCCGTGAGATTACTGCATTCTTTGATACGGTAATCGATCCTGCAACCAAGCGTTATCTCTCCGAAGATTACATGTTCTGTCAGTATGCACAGCGCGCTGGCCTAAAGACATGGCTCTGCCCATGGATGCAGCTAACCCACACAGGGTCCTATACCTTTGGTGGTAGTCTTATTGATCTTGCCCAGATTGGTGCATCTGCTACGGCCGATGTTGAAGCTCTTGGTAAGGCTAAGAAGCTTGCTAATGCATTTAAGGATTGATAATCCTAAAATATTAGTATATAATTGTCATGTTCTAAACAGTGGAGTATATCATGCAACTTTCAAATGAGACTATCGAAATCCTGAAGAACTTTGCGGCCATCAATCCGTCGCTTCTTATTCGACCGGGTAACAATCTCCGAACGATCCATTCCAAGAGCACCATCTTGGCATCGGTCAATGTGAAGGAGACCTTCCCGATCGAGTGTGCGATTAATGATCTGACGAAGTTCATCATGGTGCTTACGGCCTATGACAATCCAAATCTTGAATTTACGGATAAGCATACGGTCGTAAGTAATTCGCGCGCATCTACGCGAGTCCTGCACGGCGGCATCGCAACGGTTACGCACCCGCCTGTAAAGGATCCGAAGCTCCCGAGTGTCGATGCTACCTTTACCATCAGCAATGAAGCTCTCAATTGGGTGCTAAAGCTGACTGCTGGTCTTGGTCTGCCAAACGTCCTTCTCTATGGTAAGGATGGTAAGTCGTATCTCTCTGGTACGAATGTCCTCGAGGATATCTCCGACAATACTGAATATGAGGTCGGTGATGCTTCGAATGACTATAAGGCGGTGTTTGCGATTGAGAACCTCAAGCTTCTGCCGCGCGACTATGAAGTGAGTGTGACTAATGGTATGGCTCACTTCAAGTCCAAGACTGGTGATATTGAATACTGGGTCGCGTGTTCGACTCCTAAGAAGTGAACGAGGTTTCTACAACCACTCTTATGATCTGGCTCCACAAACTAGTGGAGTCAGCGCATAATCAGGGCCGCGAGCTTGAAGTACTTGCGGCCCTGGCAGCAGTGGTTACTAAAGGTTATGTGAAAAGTCTAGGTACTGATCAAGCGGCGATGATATTTTATAACATTGCCGACAGTCTGGCAACCGATACATTAAATGATGATGAGGATGAACATGGAGATGACCGACAGTGAATTTCTCTGGGTCGAGAAGTACCGACCTCAGACTATTTCTGAGTGTATTCTTCCTGATGAATTGAAGGCTACATTCCAGAAGTTTGTAGATGACAAGACTGTGCCGAACCTTCTTCTCTCTGGTCCGGCAGGCATCGGTAAGACTACCGTAGCCAAAGCAATGTTCCAAGAAATTGGCGCCGACTATATCATTATCAACGGCTCTATGGATGGTAACATCGATACCCTTCGGACTCGCATCCTTGGGTATGCATCGACTGTCTCGCTCTGGGGTGGTCGCAAGTATGTGATCCTTGATGAGGCCGATTATCTGTCGCATCATACTCAACCTGCTCTCCGAAATTTCATGGAGCAGTATTCGCACAATTGCGGTTTCATTCTCACCTGCAATTTCAAGAATAAGATCATTGCGCCTCTGCATTCTAGATGCTCAATTATCGATTTTAAGATTAGCGGTAAGGATAAGCCTGCTATCGCCGCGCAGTTTATGTCGCGCGCCTGCAATATTCTGACGACCGAGAATATTCAATTCGATAAGAAGATTGTTGCAGAGGTTATCAAGAAGTATTTTCCTGACTGGCGCCGAGTTCTTAACGAGCTTCAGCGGTACTCGACTAAGGGTGCAATTGATGCTGGTGTTCTTGCTAATATCACCGATACTGATCTTCAGGCTCTGGTGAAGATGTTGCGAGAAAAGGATTTCACTTCGATGCGCCAGTGGATCGGGCAGAACGCTACACTCGACCAGAATACAGTCTATCGTCAGCTTTATGATAGTGCATATGACTTCATGAAGCCCGGTAGCATTCCTAATCTGGTTTTGATTCTGGCGGACTATCAATACAAGTCTGCCTTTGTTGTAAATCCTGAAATCAATCTTGCGGCCTGCTTGACACAGGTTATGATGGATTGCGAGTGGAAATGAGCGAAGATGCAAAGCTTGGTGTCTTTGATATCGTCAAAGCCGTTGCTGAATCCAAGCACGATTACTTCAGAGGTGAGACTAAAGATGTAGCGGATAAGACCTATGTTCCCTTTCTGGTCAACAAGGCCTTGTCCTTTCACATTGATACGGTACTCTATGCTAACGAGATGAACCAGCGTGGGCATCTAGATAACCTGTTACAACATGACTATCTCATAAATACAGTGAGGTCTAGACGCCGCAAGTCAAACAAGTGGCCAAAGCCTTCTGATGACAACGATATTAAAGCCGTCATGGAATACTATGAGTGCAATTACAATCGAGCTAAGGACTATCTTACTGTCCTAACCGCTAACCAGCTC